CGTCGGCAAATTGGGACGGCAGCGCGCTACCGCAGAACGACGCCACCTGCGCCCGCGCCGCTGCCGTCTTGTCAACCGTGGCCGTTTGCAAAGGCGCCGGATCGCAACTGATGCGCCCCCGCCATGGATAGCTTGGCTGGTTCGAACCGCCATAGGGGTCTGGCAGGTCGTTGTCATTGGCAATATCCATCATGATGAAGGGGTAAAGCGTCACCCCAAGCCCGCGCGCCTTGATCTCGGCGATGGCGTCGAGCACGCTGCGGTCCGAAGGCGTGCCGCCATAAGCAGCGCCACCGTCATGTTGCGAAACCACCATCGCGCCCTGTCTCGCCGTCCCAGACACCAGCCAGTTGCTCGAAAGCCCACCGCCATTGCTCGTCGTCACCGCCGGGCGGACCCTGCAATGCCCGGCGCGCAGATCGTCGCCGAACCATGTCACCACCAGCGCAATGTGCTTCAGGTTCGGGCACGTCATCTGCAGCTCGTCGAGAGAGGCCGCGATATCGGTGCCCGCGAAAAGCACGTTGCGGTTAAGCGCCTGCTGTTCGCCCGGCCGCTTCTGAAGCGTCACCAGCTTGGGCGAAAGGCCGTATTCTGTAGCGCCGGGCAGCAACGCCACAGACTTGACCGCAGAGTGCAGCTTGCCCACCGGGCGGATCACTTCAAACTGCAGTTGCGGGATACGGTTGCCGAAGCTGCCGATGTCCAGCCGGTCGATGACGACATAGGCAACACCGCGATAGGCAGGCGTATTGCCCTCGCCCTGCTTGGCTTCGATAAGCGGATCGGCCGGCTGGTCTTCGTTGCCGCGATAGATCCTGAACTCCACAGTTTCCCGGTCGATTTCCCGACCATCGGCCCACACTCGCCTTATGCCGGCAATCTCCCCTTCGCACAGCAGGAACGCGGCGTTGGCGTAGTACGAAAACTCGGTAACCTTCGGCCCCATCTTGCCTTGTCGCCGTGTCGTGCGGCTTTCCTCGAAACGGGTCGCCCAGATTAAGGTCCCGCCAAGCCTGGCCGTGCCGTAAAGGCGCGGGATTGCCGCTCCTTCCTCAGCGCTGAATGGCCGGGCGTTTGCCAGCCGCGGCCCTTCTATGCGTTGCGTGCCGTTGATTAGCGCGCGATCGATCGCATAGCCGGCAAGCGCGCCGACGGCAGAACCGACGGCCCCACCGACCGAACCGAGAAAGCCGCCCAAATAGGCGCCCGCCGCCTGCAGCAAGATTGTCGCCATGAAATGCTCCGGCGTAGGAAGTTCAGGAATTTGGAAAGACGAACACGCCCGCAAGACGCCGGCGCCACTGTGGCACAAGTGCTGATTTCACCACCGATCCACCGCCCTGATAGGCATGGATGAAATGGGTTTGGCTGACCGCTATGCCGGCGTGCTTGGCCGGCAGATGCGGACGCCAGCGAAAGATCAAGACATCGCCGGCGCAAAACGCATCGAGCGGCTTTGGCTCCAGATTGCGCGCCGCTCCGAGAAGCAGCCGCTCTTCTCCACCGGCTTCCGCCCAGTCGGGCGCATAGTCGCCCGGCACTTCAAGTTCATTGCCATAGAGCGAACGCCACACGCCCCGGATCAAGCCGAGGCAATCGCAACCGAGGCCTTTGCTGGAAGCCTGATGCCGATAAGGCGTGCCCAACCAGGACAAGGCTTCCACGATTATTTCGTTCGCACCCGGCTGCTTCAAGGTTTCTGCCACCTTCATGGCACCACCGGGCCACCGTCGAAATAGCCGCCATCGGCGACATAGGCATAGGCTGCGTCATTTCCCGGCAAGTGCGGAAAACCGCGAAAATTCAATGCATTGTCAAACTTGGCCTTGCATGTCGCAAAGCTGTGGTCGCAGCCGGCCACGACCTTGAATGCGTCACCCGCCTGAACGGTCGGCCCGACAACGACTTGCAGAATCAACATCACCTCATCGCCGTCGCGCCGATGGTCGACGATCCGCTCCGTTCGCCCCGTCCGCGCCCCACTCGTCCATGTCAGCGTGCCGAACGAGAACCATCCCGCCTCGAATCCGCCCAGCCCGGAAACGCGAAGTTCCTCTGCCGTATCGAACCCTTCCACCTCGCCCAATCCGTTAAAGGCCGGCTGGTCGAGCAGCATGCGACAGCGCGCATCACCCAGTTCCGCGTCGCACTTTCGCGTCACATAGCGTCCGTTCGACTGATCCAACTGATGCACCGGGCTTTCAAGTTCGGCAACGAAACTGCCGTCGCGGCGCGTGATCTTGCCGATTGTCGCCACCTTGACGCGGGCGAACTGCTCAGGCTGCCGCCAGTTGACCAGATAGGTCTCGACCTTAGCGCCATCATAGAGGCCGAAGGCGATGTCCTCGTCTGTGATGCGGTCGGACGACAGCACGCCCTCCACGTCGACGGTATCGACCGACAGGCCAAGCGACTGGCGCGCCTCGCTTGAACTAAGCCCGCTTTCGGGTTCGAACAATGTGCCGTCCACGAACAGTTTACGGTCATGATCGGTAAAGCCCAGTGTTGCGCCGTCCTTCCTGGTCAAACGCCAGCAATGGCAGATGCTTGTGACTTCGAGGCCGAAATGGTCGATCAATGCCTGCGGGTACTCGCTCACAGCAGCACCTCCACAAGTGCGATCGATGGAATCTGCCCCGCCTTGAACGCCTTCAGGCTGATGGCGATACGCTCGGTATCGAAGCGCACCGGAACGTCGAACTCGAAACCGGCGGTGACCTGCTGGCCAGCACCCGGCTTGGCAGCCTCAGTGAAAACAACTTCACCGGTTGCATCATCGAACGAAAAATCCGCGTCAGAACGTTCCAACCCGGCCACCGCCACGCGCAGCGTTGCCCCAACCGGCTTTCGTATCGACCGCCGATAAGCATCGGCACCCTGGCCATACACTTTTACCAGCGCAAAGCGCGAAGCCGCGCCATCTCCAACGCCAATGATCTGGTCCGTGGCGGAAGGAACTGAAGCCTGCGCACAGGACTTCATCTCGAATGGATCACGAAAGCGGAAAGCGTGCAGCGAACCGCGCCGCGCCTCGAAGAACGCAATCACCTCCTGCAAATCGTCCAGCGACCGCAGCCCCGTACCGGCGTCATAGTGGCGGCGCGAATTTGCGAAACGGCTGTTGCGCTTTTCCCGACCTGACGTCTGCGAAATGATCTCGTTGCGCCGTTCCGGCCCACCCGTTGCGCCGAACGATACGGCAACAGGAAAAAGAACGTCATGGAAGCTTGCCAGATCCGACACCATTCACCTCAAAAAGTCCGCGTTCCACGCGATACCGCCCGCGCCAGCATGCCGGTGATCTGTGCCTCGGATTTGCGGAACGACGCCGCATCCTGTGCCGTGACGTTGAACACGACATTGACCGGCGTACTTCCCGTCGAGGCCGCGACGCCAAGGCTGCCGTCGGCTCCGCGTCTCAGCGGCAGGATCGCCTCGCTTCCCGCTTCGCCCATCAGGCCAAGCTGGCCACCCATCGGGAAGTAAGTCGGCGAAGCCACCACACCGCCCGAGGCAAATGGGATCGGCGCGCCCGTTACCCCACCCTTCGCGAAAGGCAGAGCTCCCGCCAGTCCGCCGAACAGATTGGCAAACAGCGAACCGGCCAGGTTCGTCAGCGGCTTCAATCCTTGCGACAGCGCCATGCCGGCCAGGTTGAGACCCAGCCTGCGCAGCACGTCATCAAGCTGCTTGCCGTTTACGGTCGCACCCTTCAGCGCGCCGGCCAGTTGATCGCCGAAACTTCCTGACAGTTTTTCAAGATTCGCCAGTGCAGCCTGAAAGGGCGCGGTATCCGCCCTGATCGCCACGACCACATCTTCAGCCAAGACCGGCCTCCTTGCTCAAATTGTCCGGGAACGCGCGCATCAGTCTGGCCAGATCCGCCCTTGCCGGTGCTGCGACGCGCCTTGAAAACGGTCGCGCAGCCCGCTCGAACTCGATCGGCGTCATCGTCCAGAATGCGCTTGGTGAAAGCCGCAGCAGGCCAAAGCCAACCGCCATGACGTCGTCCCAGGGAAACGCCGTTCGGCCCGCTGCGGCAGCTAGGGGTTTGCGGCCGTATCCCTGACCGATGCCGCTCCAAACGTAGTCGTCAGGAGGTCAGCCACGATGGCGGCAAACCCGGCCGCGCCGTCCGCCGTTTGCATGGACCTGACGGCCTCGTCGTTCACGTCTTCGCCCGCGCCGCGCAAACCGGCGCCAATAATGCGTATCATGTCCAGCGCCGACAGCCGGCCCGTCGAAAAACGCTCGACCAGCGTGCTGAGATCGTCGGCGGCGTAGGCCGCTTCAAGTTCGGCCAGAGCACCAAGCGTCAGGCAAAGCCTGACCTGCCGACCATCGAGCTCGGCGGAAATCTCGCCCCGGCGTCTATTGGCACTCATGGCGTCACCGCAAAAGTGACCGGCCCGGCAGATTCGAGCGCCATCTCGAACGTCACCTCGCCGTCATGCGCTCCGGTATATTCCAGCGACGTGATCTGGAACGCGCCGGCCACGACGCCGAAGTCGGGCACTGCCATCTGCCAGTTGCCGATCTCGCCGGCGAAGAAGCGTGCGCGGATCAAGGCGTCGGATTGGGCGTCCTTGAATATGCCCGAGCCGCTGACGGCGGCTCGCTGCACGCCGCTTCCGGCCAGCAATTCGCGCCACCGACCGGCCGAATCCGCGTCGGTGACGTCCACCGTCTCGCTGTTGAAGGCGATGCGCTTGGAGCGCAAACCTGCAACGGTGACAAACGCACCCAACCCATCGGAATCGATCTTCAAAAGAAGGTCCTTGCCCTTCTGTGCGACCATGTCGGTCTCCTTGTCTGGAAATTGAAAATGAACCGCTCAAGGCGGATCAGATGTCTTCGATCACGGCGCGGAAGCGAAGCAGTCCGTGGTAGACAGCCTGTTCCTCATCGAAGAGCACTTCTGCGAACTCGAAGCGGAAATTGACCAGATGATGCGCGCTTAGTTCCAGCGGTGCCTGATCGAGCCTCGCTCGCATCGCGGCCGTGATATCGAACGCTTCCTTCTTGCCCTTGGCGTTCGACCAGATATGCAACGTGCAAAGCTGCTCGGTGCCGCTTTCGGTGCCGGTGCTCCAGTCGAATATGCTGGTCCGTCCAAAGGTCACATAGGGAAACGCCGTCTTGTCCGGTGCTTGGTCGAACACCTTCTGTCCACCCAGTAGGGCAACAAGCGTTGCATCGCCGTTGAGCCTGGAAAACAGCGCCTTTTGCAGGTCAGCGGCTGGAGAGTTCATCGCCTGCTCCTTGCACCCGCTCGCCGTCGATCCCAATGCGAGCCGACGGCTCCATGGAAGGGATGTTGCGGCTGCCAGCGTAGCCGTTTTCCGTACTTTCGGCGAGATCGTGCGCCTTCCAGCGCAGGGCGCGAACCAGCCCGTCAAGCGTTATCGCCATGGTCAGGTTCATGCGCCTTTCTCCTTCACCCGGCAGACCAGATAGCGTCCGCTTTCATCGGGATCGTGAACGGTGAGAATATCGAACAGCCGCTCGTGCCGCCTGAACCGCATGCCGCTTGCCACGCCCTCGCGATGTCTCAGCGTGATCCGGTGCGTCACCGTTTCAAGCGTCTGGTCCGCCCCGAAGCGGCTTTGCGCCGCCAGCGGCTCGATCCTCGCGAATACCGTCGCCACTTCCGCCCAGTTCTCGGAAAAGCCGCCGAGGTCATCGGCAATGCGCGCCGCCGCCTCCAGCGCCAGTTCGGTGCGCAACACACCCGGATTGAGGAATGTCGCCTGCATCACAGCCTCCGCAGGCGATAGCCGGCAATCAGCCGCTCATAGCCAGCAGGATAGCCCACCGGCTGGTCGTTCGGCCCGAAGCTTGCCCGGAATTCGTACCAATGCGCGACCTGAATCAGGACGGCGCGGCGCAACAGGTCCGGCACGTCCGTCCCCGCCTCGCCGAAGCCGGCCTTGAAATCCACCTCGATGCCGTTCATGGCGCGCAGCGCCTGCGGCACCGCCTCGAAATGCAGCCGCGCCGGCCTCGACACCGTATCCACCTGATACGTCGCCGGATCGACCAGCGAAGCCTCGCCCTCGGTTCCATATGCCGTCACTGACGTAATTGCCTTCACAGGATGCAGCGCGATGGCGACCGCGCCATCGGCCGGCCATTCGTCCAGAACCAGCCGCCATTCCTGGTCGATCAGCGCAAGGCCAGTCGCGCGTTCGACCTCCTCGCGGGCAGCGCGGATCAGGCCGCCCAGAAGCTCGTCCTCCGACGCATGGTCGAGGCGCAGATGCGCCTTTGCTTCGGCCAGCGTCACGGGTTCGACCGCCGCAGCGACGGTTCGCATCAATGTCATTCGATTGCCTTGTTGAGCGAGGGAAACAAATTCGGCCCCGGCTTGTGCAACCGGGGCCGCTTCTCATGCTTGTCAGCGCGAGCCAGACCGCGCCGCCTGTGCTCAGACGGTGCCGAACTTGAGCAGCTTGATCGCGTCGAAATCCTGCACGCCGCCGCCCACGCGCTTGGTGGTGTAGAACAGCACGTAGGGTTTGGCGGAGTAAGGATCGCGCAGCACGCGGACCCCCGTGCGGTCAACCACGAGATAGCCGCGTCCGAAATCGCCGAACGCGACCGGCGTCGCGTCGTTGCCGATGTCGGGCATGTCCTCGGCCTCGACCAGCGGAAAGCCCATCAGCATCGCCTTCTGGCCGGGTGCCGCCGGCGGCTGCCAAAGATAGTTGCCGTCACCGTCCTTCAGCTTGCGAATCGTCGCCTGCGTCTTGCGGTTCATCACCCAGTTGGCATTTTGCCGATAGCCCGCCTTCAGCGCATAGATCGTGTCGATCAGCACGTCAGAGGCGTCCTCCGCCGGCAGCGCGCCTGCCGCTCCGGTCAGCGTGTAGCCAACCTTGCCCCACTCCCAGGCGCTTTCGGCAACCTTGGAGTAGCTCAGGAAGCCCTTCGGCTTGCTGTTGCCGTCGCCGGAGACGAAGGCCGAACCCTCCTGCTCGGCGAACGCAGCCTCGACCTCGCTCGAAATCCACTGGTCGAGATCGACCACCGCATCTTCCAGCAACGAGGCCGTCGCGGCCGGCATGGCGTAGAGCTCCATGGTCGGGAACTGCAGTTCTGCCAGCGTCGCCGTGTTGGTCTGCGGGCGCGCCGCCGTCTCGGCCACCCAGCCGACCGCCGGACCGCTCACCGAAAACGGCTTCTTCAGCACCGCTGCCGAAACCTGCCGCACCGAGGCAATCGAGCGGATCGGCGACAGCGTCGAAAGCCGCTTGCCGATTTCCGTTTCGGTCTCGGGCGGCACCAGATAGCCGCCGTCCTGCCCCGACCCGTAAGACATCGCCTTGGCGTCGAGCGAGCGCAGCAGCCGGTCATCGCCCTGACGCATATAGGCCTCGAACGCGCTCTTGTGCTCCGAGGGCGCCGCCTGCCCGTCGCGGCCCAGCACCGGCCGCATCTTCTTCAGAGCGAGGTTGTCGATGGCCCGTTTCTGCTCGTCCAGGGCGCGCGAAATGCGCTCCACCTTCTCGGTGGTCAGCACGTCGCCTCCCAGGCGTCCTTCCAGTTCCGCCAGCTTTTCGTCGTTGCTCTCCTTGAAGGCCTCGAACGTGGTCATGAAGTCGCCGAAGGCATCCTTCAGGTCGAGATAGTCGCCACCCGCCGACTTGGTTTCGATCGGCGCAGGGCTCTCAATTGCACTCATATGGACAGTCCTCTTTTGTTGATGATGCGTGTGAATTCGCGGATGCGCATGGCAAGATCCTTGGGAGATCCGGGCGTGGCATCCACCGTGCGCACGAGGCTTTCAAAACCCTTGGTCATGACGGTGCGCGCGTCATTCCTTGAAAGCCCGGCTTCGCGCCGCAGCCAGGTCTCGAATTCCTTGAGAGTGGGCAGCAACCGGCTGCGCTTGCCCTTCACGGTTTCGATGCGTGCTTCAGGCAGCATCGGAAATGTCACCACCGAGATTTCCCAAAGATCGGCCTCGAAGATGCGCCGCACGCCGTGCGCCACGTCACGCCTGGTCTTCAAGGCCTTGAAGCCGATGGACAGCCCGTCCAGCGCGCCGCTGCGCATCAGGCTCAGCACTTCGCGGGCGCGTCCCACATCGCTGTTGAGGCGCCCGCGCACGAAAAGGCCGCGCTGGTCTTCCGTGATCTCGGTCCAGACCCCGATCGGCTCGTTCGGATCATGCTGGAACAACATGCGGATGCCGGACGCCTTGCGCCTCGAAAGCGAGTTGGCGAACGCTCCCCGCTCGACCACGTCCTTGCCGAGATCGACGCGGCCAAACAGGCTGGCATAGCCTGAGAACGTGCCGTCATGCTCGACATCGCCCAAAACGACATCGACAAATTTGCGCTCGCATCTTTTTGCCAAGGCGTTAGCGCTCATCGGCCGTCTCCTGTTCATCCGCAGCCTTTTCCGCAGTCCGGAGCGGCCCGGGCGGCCAGCTCTCAACGAACACCCGCATGATGAAGCCCAGCGCCCACCATGCGCAAAGGCTGGCGGCAGCCGAGCCCATCATCATCAGTTCGATCGATCCGATTGCGTTGGCGATGCCGAGTTCCGTGGCCACCTTCAGTCCGGCGGTGCCACCGAACACCAGTCCGCACACCACGCCGACTGCAAAGCGCGTCGCCGCTTCGCGGCGTCCGTGCGGCAAAATGTAAGCCAGCGAAATCGCCGAACCCGCGATGGCGCCGGCACCCTTGGCTACCCATAGCCAGGTGTCATCGTTCATGTTCGTCCGCTCCAATTGTGAAAAGTGAGGGGATTAGGGGAGTAAGGGGCTATGGCAGTAGGGCAGTAGGTGGTTAGCAGTAGTGGGAAAGAGCTGGCCGAACCCGAGGCGGCTCAGAACCGAACGGTCACCGAAACTACCCCTACTGCCCTACTGCCCTACTGCCCTATTCCCCGCCCCTCGGCTGATATCCTACCGCCGCGCGCTTCTCGTCTTCGGTCAGGAAGGAAGCCGCCTCCACGCGCGTCCACAGCGCGTCACGGTCACCGCTCAGGCCGTCGATGCCGTCTGCATCGAACCACAGCCGCAGCCCGTCACCGAAGACGGGTCCAAGCCAGGCCGAAAGGTCCTTGGCCGTGCGCGCCACCAATGGCAGCACCGTCAGCCGGTAGAAGGCGCGGTTCGCTTCCTGGTAGTTTGCGTAGGTGTTGTCGCCCGGTATGCCGAGCAGCATCGGCGGCACCCCGAAAGCCAGCGCAATGTCGCGGCTTGCCGAATGCTTGGCTTCGACGAAATCCATGTCTTTCGGCGTCAGGCCCATCGCCTTCCAGTCGAGCCCGCCTTCCAGCAGCAGCGGCCGCCCCGCACGTGTCGCGCCGGAATATCCCTGTTCCAGTTCGGCTTTCAGCCGGTCGAACTGTTCGTCGGTCAGGTTGCCGCCCTCCTTCGGCGCATAGACCAGCGCGCCGGAAGGCCGTGCCGAATTATCGAGCAGCGCCTTGTTCCAGCGCCCAGCCGCATTGTGCGTGTCCAGCGCCATCAAGGCTGCTTCGAGCGGGGGAAACCCGTAGTGATCCTCGAGCGGATGGAACAGCGTCAGGTGCGCCGCGCCACCCTGTTCGCCAAACCCCAAGGCAACGCGGCGGCACGAACTGCCCTCTCGATGATCCAGCGCAACCGGCCAGCCACTCGCATCGGTCACGACCGACACCCTGTCCGGGCGCAGGAGATGCAGTTCACGCGCACCCTCGCCGAGATCAATCAATTC